AGCACCCCGCGATACAACTACCAACTCAATTTGAACTTCGTCCGGCAGAGCGGTTTTTCGGCGAACACGCTGGTGGACGAGTTGAACACGCTGGTTACGTTCTTCGAGACACACAAGGGCAAGTGGGATTCCTTCCTCTACAACGATCCCGTGGACGGCGTCCAGCGGCGGGTCCGTTTCGACATGGATGAACTGACTCTCGAACGCCTCGTTAACTTGGCGTGGTCGGGCGGCACCATTGACCTTATAAGTGTGAAGTGATGCGCTACGCCTCCGGTCCTCTCATCTCCTACCTGAACGCCAACACCGTCATCCTGTCGGCTTGGTGCTACACCATCACGCTCCAGAACGGCACCGTCTATCGCTGGACCGGCTGTGACATGCCGCTCTCCTACGGTGGGAACACCTTCACCAGCGCCTCGGACAATGGGTCAACCCAGCCCGGCATCGTCCGCGGGGCCATCCGGCACGCCCGAGGGCTGGAGACGCAGACACTGGACCTGACGCTACTCAGCGGCCAGACGGTGATGATGGGCGGAGTGCCACTACCGCTCTTTGCTCACAATGGCGGATTCGACGGGGCTCGGGTGCTTCTGGAGTGGGTGCCTATGGGTCCGGGAGGGTGGGGGGACACCTCGCTCGGCTCCGTGGTGATCTTCGAAGGGGCCGTGGCCTCTGTGGACCCGGAGACGGTCCAGGTGGTGCTGCATGTGAAGTCCGACCTGGAGCGCCTGGCCCAGCCGTGGCCCCGTGTCGTCTTCCAGCCGGGCTGTGCAAATGCCTTCGGAGACGCGGGCTGCGGGATAGCCCTTGGGCCGCTCACCGTCACCGCTTCCGCCACGGGCACACCATCCACAACCAGCATCCCGTCTTCATTGGCCCAGGGCTCCGGCTACTTCGCCATGGGGACGCTCACCATGACATCAGGGGCGGCATCAGGGGCGCGTCGGACCGTCTCGGCATTCAATGGGGGGACGCTCACCCTTTCGACGCCCCTACCCGTTGCTCCGTCCGCCGGGGACACCTTCACCGTGACGCCTGGGTGTGACCGGAGCTTCGCCACATGCGGGACGAAGTGGGCGAACCAAAACCGTTACCGGGGTTGTCCCTGGGTGCCCCCTCCCGAGACGACACGATGATCGCCGATGTGATGCTGACCGCCCATGCACTCATCCAGGATCGCCCCCTGGATGAGCAGGCTCAGCGTCTAGCCGTAGTGCAGGAATCACTGACCTGGCTCGGCACACCCTATCATCACGCGGCCCGCATCAAGGGCGCAGGGGTGGACTGCGGCATGCTGCTAGCTGAGGTCTATGAGCAGGCGGGCGTCATGCCCCACGTAACCCCCGATGAATACCCCCCCGACTGGCACATGCACCAGGACGGGGAACGGTATCTTGGCTTGGTTGCGGCCCATGCCCACCAGGTGGACGTAGGACTTCCGGGTGACATCGTGCTCTACCGCTTCGGCAGGTGCATCAGTCATGGCGCCATTGTCATCGCCTGGCCTCAGATCATCCATGCTTACATCCGGCTGGGCGTGGTGTTGGACGAGGGAGAGCGGAACACCGTCCTGCGCGAGGCCCAGGCTGGGTTCTGGTCGCCCTGGGGAGGCATCTGATGAGCGGACTGTTTGGTGGTGGACACAGCACCAGCACCTCGGAGCAGGTCCTAGCCGGGATGCAGCTCCAGACATCCAGCTATGGCGGCGTCATCCCCGTGGTCTATGGGACTACCCGTGTGCCAGGGAACCTGATCTACTACGCAGACTTCACTGCGATCCCGCACACGACCAGCACCACCGTTGGCAAGGGGGGCGGCGGTAGCACCCAGACCAGCACGACCTATACTTACACAGCCTGCGTGATGCTGGCGCTCTGTGAAGGCCCCGTCACCAGCATCAACCAAGTCTGGCGTGACAAAGACCTCGGGAGTCTGTCCGGGTTCGGCTTCACCTTCATTTCTGGAACCCGCACTCAAACGCCCTGGAGCTATCTGACCTCGAACCACCCGACCTTCGCCTGTGGATACAGCGGCATGGCCCTAGTCTGCAATGCTACGGCGGACCTTGGGTCATCCGGCGCCATGAAGAACCACTCCTTCGAGGTCATCGCCCTAGCCGCCACCCAGCAGGACCCCGCCGCCCCTGCCGCCTATGATGCGAAGCCCTCAGACATCGTGGTGGATGCCCTCTCCAATGCCTACTACGGTGCCACATGGGACCAGGCGAAGATCGGCGACCTTGTGACTGGTGCGGCCAGCTATGCCACCTATTGCCAGGCGGCGGGCATTGTTCTGTCTCCCGCCTTCAACACTCAGAAGCCGATGCGGTCCCACCTTCAAGACATCCTCGACGCCACGAACAGCGAGACGGTTTGGCATTCCGGGGCGGCGTCCATGGTGTTGAACGTGGTCCCCTACGGTGACTCACCCATCACCGCAAACGGCGCTACTTACACGCCCAACACGGCACCTTTGTACGACCTGACCTATGACGACTTTCTTGGCGTGGTAGGGAAGGATGGGAAGGCTACCGGCAAGAGTCCCATCACGATCACCCGCGTCTCAAACCAGGATGTCTACAATTCCGTGCCGGTCGAGTACTGGGACCGACTGACGGGCTACAACGTGAGTGTGGTGGATGTTCCCGAGCCGACGGACGTGGCCGTCAACGGGCTGAAGAAGGCCCAGCCCCTCAGCCTACATATGATCACTCGGGCTAGCGTGGCGCAGGCCATCAGCACAATTAAGGCCCAACGGAATGTCTACGTCCGCAATCAGTACACCTTCAACCTCGGCTGGCGCTACTTCCTGCTGGAGCCGATGGACCTGGTAACACTCACGGACCCCATCATTGGCTTTACGCGGAAGGTAGTCCGCATCCTCAGCGTTGATATACCCGACGAGAGCAGTGAAGAGAACGGCATCACCGTCACCGCTGAAGAGTGGCCCTTCGGCGTGGCCACCGCCACGGCCTACACGGTCCAGACCCCATCTGGCACGTCTCCCAATGTGAACGCTGACCCTGGCCCGGCGGCTGCCCCGGTCATCTTTGACAGTCCCGCCCTCTGGTCACAGAGTGGCGGCCCGGAGGTCACACTTGCGGCTGCTGGTGGACCGATCTGGGGCGGCTGCGAGGTGTGGGTCAGCACCACGGGGACGACCTATGCCAAGGCGGGCTACATCACCAACCCATGCCGATATGGCACCCTCACCGCCGCGCTTGCGGCCTATACCGGCGGGATGGCCCAAGACAACACCAACACCCTCTCCGTCACTATCCCCAACGGTGGTGCGCTCTCCAGTGTGGACAATGCCAGCGCGGCAGCGGGCCTGAACCTGCTCTGGGTGGACGGGGAGATGATTAGCTTCCAGACTGCCACGCTCACGGGGACGAACACATACAACCTGACCGGACTCTACCGCGGGCTCTACGGCACCTCACCGGGCAGCCATGCGTCCGGCGCGGCCTGGGTGAAGTGCGACTCGAACGTCTTCCGCTACGCCATCCCGGCGGCGCAGGTTGGCGTCATGCTCTATGTGAAGCTCGTCTCGTACAACCAATGGGGCGGCGGGCTGAGGCAGATCAGCGCCGAGACGGCCTACACCTTCACGCCTGAATTACAAGCCCGCCCGGCCCCATACGGCGTCACTATCGCCATCACCACCACCAGACCCACATCGTAGGAGCGAGTCATGATCAATACCCCGATTGATGATGGCGGAACTGGAAGCACCATCCCGACTGGTGGATCAACAGGGGGTCCGGCCATCGTGGACCCCCGCTGGGCCGATATCAATTGGTCGTTCCCTGTTCCCCTTGAAAGTCAGATCATTGGTTTCGATGTGGTCGCATATACCGGATCGGACGCAAACGATGCTTCTACTTATCTGTTCACGCCTATGCGGGTTAATCCATCGGTTCGCCGTTGCATTAAATCATTCGCGCCGCCCGCAGACCTAGCCACCGTGAATGCCGCTGTGAGGGCCATATATGCCTAACTCAGACTGGGGCATGACTTCAACGCCATCATCGGCCACGCGAACCCTGACGGATGTTGTCGGCGGCACAGCCCTGCTATGGGGCTCCATCACGGGCACATCATCGCAGGCGGCTCCACCTGGGGGATGGACCGGAAACCATGGTCCTGTGAATGTGACAACCCTCACTGCCACCGCTGGATTGATCTTACCGAAAACATCAGGCATTGGGATTAAGATTGACACAGCGGCTCCCACTTTCCCATGGCGCGATTTGATCGGTGACATGCGCCCTGACCCAGGGGGAACTAATAGCCCGACACTAAACGTATTTCGTGGAGGCGCAGGAAGACAGTACTCCTACTCCGTAAACGACAAGATGGATTTTCAATTCCATATCCCGCACGATTATGTTCCCGGAACTGATCTTTTCATCCACATTCATTGGAGCCACAACGGGACAGCCATTTCAGGCAATATGGTCGCCTCAATCGCATCCACCTACGCGAAAGGCCACAACCAGGCCATTTTCCCTGCCGAGAAAACCGTTACTATTACCTACCCAACAGTTGATATCGCCACTACGCCGCAGTACATTCACCGAATTGACGAGGTCCAGTGGTCATCTTCGGGCGGATCATCAACGCTCTTTGATACCGCAATCATCGAACCAGATGGTTTGATCCTTGGGTGCATGACCGTAACTGGTATCCCGACCATTACTGGAGGATCACCCAATGAACCTTTTGTGACATATGTCGATCTGCATTACCAAAGCACTGGGATGGGAACCAAACAGAAGGCACCAAGTTTCTATGTGTAATTCAACTTTCGGGATCGGCGCCACATAGGAGTCAATCATGCCAGCCGCACAAGCAAATATACTCATCGAGGTCGGGGCCAACCTGAACCTCGTGGTTAATCTCCAGGATTCCACTGGGGCCAATGTCGATCTGACTGGCTACTCGGCCAAGTTCCAGGTGAGGGGGCATATCGGGGATGCCTCCCCGGTGTTATCCCTCGACAATGCGGGACTGGGAGGGATCACCATGGGCGGCACCGCAGGGACCATCACCATCGCCGCAACGGCTGCGCAGACGAAGGCCATCCCCATCGCAGCTTTGGACCCGTCTCTGGTCCCCACTTTTGTTGCTTTCGACGGCGCTGGGAATCAGGTCATTAAGACCGGCTACAAGGCGCCCTACAGCCTGGAGATCACCGACAGCAGTTGGACCGGCGGGAATATCACGCGAGTCCTTGAGGGAACCGCAGTCATCACGCCCGAGGTGGTGCAATGAGCCTTCCATCCACCATTACCGCGATCGTCAATTACCCACCCCAAATCGTCGTCAGGCTCATCCAGAAGGGTGACCCTGGGGAAATCACTTACGCGGCCATCTCGGGCACCGGCCCCGGCCAGGGCGCGGAGATGGTGGGCTATCTCGCACCGTTCACTGGGGCGGTGGCAACGACGCAGAGTCAGGTCAATACGGAATCTATCAGCGTCTTCCGTTGGTTCACAGCAGATCAGATCGCTGATGTTCAGGCGGGCACACTACAGGTTGATGTAACTACTCCGATCCAGCAGGCAGTCAATGCCATGCTGCTTCGTGGCGGAACGCTCTGGTTCCCCCATGGGTTTTACCTGATCAGCGGGACCATCCACGTCGGGGCATCTATCTACACCCCCGCCCAATTTTCCACCATGATCCGCCGCACCGCTGATATGGGAGGGCTGAACTTCTCGGGCACCTGTAGTTTCAACGCGAACCAGATGACCGTAGTGACGACCACTTATGGCGTCCCTCGGGTGGGTGACATCATCACAGCAGCCGGGGTCTCTGCTGGAACCACAATCCTCAGTGGCACTGGCCCCTTCACCTTGAGCACCTCACCCGGAACTATCGGGGCAGAAGCCTGCACGGCGACAACACCGGGCCTTGCGCCAGACAGCGCGAACCAGACCTACAACCAGAACAACTATCAATCTATCAGCTTCGATTTCGATACGAACGCGGTCCTAGTAGCTGCCACGGCTTGGGTTCCTCCAGCAACTGCGCCTGCGGCGATGCTTGAATACAACCTCACTGGCAGCTTTGGGAGCGCTTTCATCCGAGGACTCACGTGCATAAGCCAAGCCAGCATGTCTGGGACGCGCTACATGCCTGGGAATGCCTCCGCTGCTCCCGTAGATAACCTGATCGGTCTTGCCTACACGCGCGAAGGTCTCAATTCTATTGATACCGTGGATTTCACGGGACTCGGTACTGGGATTCTTGCCGTTGCGCCATACTGGACTACCCTTAGCAACCTCCATGCTCAGTACTGCGGAGACTGCGTTAACTGGATCAATGGTAACGCCTCCACCATCAGCAACTTGCGGATGACATACTCCACCCGTGGGCTCATCGTAGACGGCGATGCGATGTCCGTTTCTGGTGTTCACACTGAGCAGGTTCTCAACGATTTCGTAGTCTACGAATCAAACTCCAGCAGTTTTAAGGACATGTACCTGGAAGATGTCCTGGGAACAAGCGGATCAGGTGCTTCCTCTGTGACATTAGGGAATGGTGCCCCACAGAAGATCGTCATCAGCAAATTTGAGAGTATTTATGTTGGATCAGCGCGTCCTGGCAAGAACGGCTGGAATATTTCCAGTGGCTTCTCCTCCAGCACACTTGAAACTTGCCGAGCGTTAGCAACTCCGGTGGTGGTTGCAACGAATGCCCGTGGAATAGCCAGTCAATGTGATAACAGCATAAACTTGCAGCTCTCGCCCCCAAACTGGACCATCTCATCTGGATGTTCGTTCTGGCTGACCGAGAACCCCCCGGGGAGCCAGCGAACAGCCGTTGGCCGTTGGTTTTTCTTCTATTCAGCCACCCTGTCTACCATCAACTCAGGAAGTCAGACTCAGTCTGTTATCCCGTGCTCGATTTGGCCACCCTTCCAATATGCCTCGGTAGTAATCACTCCCCAATATGCCGGGAATTATCAGATTTCCTACTTCGGTAAGATGGTTAATCAGGCCACTTTCTACGGCTACATTGTTGGAACAACCCTAACGGTGACATCGGTCGTGTCTGGATCACTAGCTGTCGGTCAAAAAATGAGCTTTGCGGGTATGAGTGCCCCAGATGTCTCTATAGCCGTTGGTTCTGGCGGGGTCGGAATTTACACCCTTTCGTCTTCTCTGGGGAATGTAGGTTCAGCCAGTGCTCCAATACTCATGTATAACCAAGCTATCTATCTCATCTTCCAGAACAACACGGCCTCAGCCATCACAACTCCCTCCGTGTATCTTGGAGTAGAGGTAACGCCGTGGGTGTAGCCCCAGTGTTTCATAACTGATTTGCCGGTGGATACCCAAGTGAAGGGACCCAATGTCACTTCTCTCACAGCCAACCTTGGTTCTTAACAGGATCACTACATGAACTTCGACCAAGCGTTCCAACGGCTCATTGGCGTGGCCGGGGTCAAGGCTGATCTGACCACGGCGGTGTCATAGTTGCCCTTGCCGGTGGATTCCCGGCCCGGCCACGGTAGTGAGTTCCAATATCAAGACCCTGGACTAGGACGCCCGTGGAGGGCACCATGCAGAAAGCACCGAGGGCACACATGGGCACAGACTTCGAAACCTATGCCATGCGCGGACTGGTGGCTGTCCTGGGGACGGCCCTCGCTGCCTTCATTTGGCGGGAGGTCACATCAAAGGACAAACTGTGGAAGGCGGTCAATCAGAATAGGCTGGACCATGAAGCCGCGTTGAAAGAAGCGAGGGATAGCTTCACCCGCGCCCTGGAGCGTGTGGCTAGCCAGTTCCGCCTGTCCATTGACTCACTGAACGCCACCATCGGGAGCCTAAGCGCCACCGTGGCGAAGCTCGATAGCACGATGGCCCGGGATTACGCCACCAAGGATGATTTGCGGGACACCCGGAACGAACTCCGCACGGAGATTCAGTACCATACCGAGAACTGCCCACTGAAATTTGGAGGTGGCCGATGAACCTGAACTTCAGCCAGTCCACCGGCCTGGTGACTAGGGATGACGGCACACACGTTGCTCAGGGGTGGGCTGGGAACGGGGAGGGCAAGTGCAACCCCGCCATGCAGCACGTCCACAACGTGGGGCCGCTACCGCAGGGAATCTACCGCATCGGCCCCTGGCAGAACCATCCTCACCTGGGGCGGATGGTGGCGCCCCTGACCCAGATCACCGGGGAGACCTTCGGGCGTGATGGCTTCTTCATCCACGGTCCAAGTCTGGACCCCGCCCGCAGGGGGCAGGAGTCCCAGGGCTGCTGCGTGGTTCCTTTCGCTGGGCGTCTGAAGATTCACGACCTCACACCCGGACCCAATGACACACTGACGGTGACGCCATGACATGGCTGGCTGATCTCCTGGAGAAGTTGAGGCCGCGCCTGGGCCTTGGGCGGGCCTTCGACAGCCAGGATCACACCCTAGAGGTCAACCTGGCCGCCTATGGCGTGGGGCTCATCGCCGCCGCAGGTTGGCTGACGTGGTGGTTCTACACCGGCCCACGGGACGGCAACCTAGTGTTGGCCTTCAGCGCTTTCCTCACCGCCATCACCGGCGGCCTGTTCAAAAGGGGCTCCAGTGCACCGGAACCACCGAAGGGGGACCAGCCGTGAGAGACGCTCAGAAAGGACTGATCGCCTGCGCTCTGATCTTCGGGGCCGGACTCGGGACAGGATGGATGCTGTGGAGGCCGAAGACCCCGAAGCCGGAGATCTATGCCCCGCCGGTGCGCCAGCAGGACGGAAGCCTGGTGCTGGAGCGCAAGCCGCAGGAGGACGCGAAACCAGCTCAGGCCGTGCCCAAGGGCGCGAAGGTGGAGCGCATCGTCCAGGTGGTGGTGCAGCCAAGCCAGCCCGTCCCTCCTGCTTCGCTTCCCCCTTCCGGGTCCGTTGCTTTGGAACCAAATAGGCCGTGCCCGCCCGTCCGTGTGGATCTCACCCTCGTGAGGATGCCTGACCAATCCCGCCGCGTGGTGGCATCCAGCCCTGACGGCGTGGTCGTGGGTGGGGTGGACATCCCGGTGGAGGCGGCGGCGCCCCAGCGGGTTCTGAAGTGGGCAGTCGGGCCAAGCTGGAACCCTGCTGACAGAACCTTCGGCGCCTGGATCGAGCGGGACGCCGGGTTCCTCCGCCTTGGAGCCGACCTCTACCAAGTGCGAGAACCCCTGGTGACGGGTGGCCGCACCACATTGGCCGGGTTCATCCGGGTCGGCATTCGGTTCTGATGAGGCCATCACCCGCCCGCGTGCCGTGACGGCTCCTCACGGCGGTGAGGGTGGAGTGGGCGCCCGGCTCATGGTGGGCCGGGCGTTTTCTTGTGTCCGCGTGTCTGTGTGATGAAGGTCACAATGTGTGCAGCGGAGATAAACAAAGTGTTGCGCCACAATCAACGGTGCATAAACTGAGAGCATGGACCAACGGCCAACACTGGCCGCAAACATGGAGGCAGGAATGGACCAACCAACACTCAGCAAATTCGGCGCCTGGATCAAGGCGTACGGGACGCGGGCTCTCGCCCGACGTCTCGGCGTACACCCTAGCGCAGTGACCCTCTGGAAGAATGGCCGGACCCAGCCGACGCTGGACCACGCCACCGAGATCCTCAAACTGGCCAAGGGCAAACTGAAGCCTGACGACCTGAAGAAAGCGGGGGCGAGCGATGAGCGATGAACTGCTGGTGAAGGCCACGGCATCCGCCACTACCTCCATGTTCGGCGCCATGGAGGCCCAGCCCCAGGAGACTATGGAACAGCGTCGCAACGGCTGGCTGGAGGAACGCCGGAAGGCCATCGGCGGCACAGATGTCGCCGCTATCCTGGGCCTGTCGAAGTGGTCCAGCCCCATGCAGGTCTGGCTGAACAAGCGCGGCATGACCGAGGCATCCGACAATCCCCAGATGGCATGGGGCCGACGCCTTGAACGCCCCATCCTGGAAGGCTATGCCGACCATGTGGGCCACCCGATCACCTTCGCCAACCCCTACGAGTTCCTGAAGAGTCCGGTCGTCAAGGTGCTCGGTGCCAGCCTGGACGCCCGATGGGCGGATGGCGACCAGCGCCCGGTGGATGCAAAGAACATCCGATGGAAGAATCAGCAGGACTTTGGCGAGGCTGGGTCTGACATCATCCCGATTTACTATGCCTGCCAGCTTGCGGTCCAGATGCACGTGACCGACACGCCGACCGCAGACCTTGCCGTCCTGTTCAGCGGACAGCAGTTGGAGGTATTCACACTCTACCGGGACATGGAGGTAGAAAGCATGATCCTGGAGAAGGTGGAGGCATGGTGGGAGCGCCACATCGTCCAGGGCATCCCGCCCGAGGTTGACGGCTCTAAGGCCACGACCGAGTATCTGACCCGCCGGTTCCAGAAGAACTCGGACCTGATCCTCCCCGCTACGCCCGAAGCGCTGGAGGCCGCCAAGCGGCTAGCCGAGGTCCGAGCCCGCGCCAAGGAAGTCGAAACAGAGCAAGCCCGGCTGGAGAACATCCTGAAGGGCATCATCGGCGAAAGCGCAGGCATCGCCGGGGTATGCACCTGGAAGAAGGCCCAGGATAGCTCCAGCACGGACTGGAAGGCCGTAGCCGCCGAATTGGGCGCCACACCGGAAATCGTCCGGAAGTTCACCACCACCAAGACCGGCTCTCGCCGGTTCCTCTTCAACTTCAAGGAGGCCGAATGAGCGACAATCTCAACACCTACCAGCCGCCGGCAGGGGTGATGACCGCCCCGGACGAAACCGCCACATCCGCCCTGGCTACCCAGGCGCGGTCAATGATTGAGGCCCGTTACCTCATGGCGATCAACCGCCCCCGTGACCTCGACATGGTCCGGGAACGCCTGCTCAAAGAATGCCGTCGCCCGTCCTTCGCGGAGGTGGCCCGCTACCGGAAGCCCATCGGCAAGGGCGTAGAAGGCCCTAGCATTCGGTTCGCGGAGGCTGCCATCCGCTGCATGACCAACATCACCGTCGAAACAATGACGGTCTTCGACAATGTGGAGAAGCGCATCGTCCGGGTGATGGTCACGGACCTGGAAGCTAATGTGCCCTACAGCCAGGACGTGACGATCACCAAGACGATTGAGCGCCTGTCGCTCAAGACCGGCGAAGTCCCCCTCAAGACCCGGCTCAACTCCAGGGGGCAGACCCTCTACATCCTGGAGGCCACGGATGATGACATCCTCAACAAACAGGGGGCGCTCATCAGCAAGGCGGTCCGCACCCTGGGTCTGCGGCTGATCCCCGGCGATCTGCTGGACGAGGCGATGGATGAAGTGCTCCGCACCCTGAACACGCGGGACGCGCAAGATCCCGATGCCGCCAAGCGCAGGCTGTTCGACAGCTTCTCCGGGCTGGGGGTCAGCGCCGAACAGATCAAGGAATTCCTGGGGCACAAGGGCGACGTTCTCAGTCCAAAGGAACTGGCTGATCTCCGGGCGCTCTATTCTGCCATCCGTGACGGGGAAACCACCTGGAGGGAGGTCATGGAGTCCCGAGCCCCGCAGGACGAGAAGCGGCCCGCCGCCAAGACGGGCAAGGGCGGCCTCAAGGATGCCCTGAAGGCCGCCACCCAGGCGCCGTCTCCCGCCGCCCAGCCTGAGCCTGAGCAGGACACTACGGCCTCCGGGAGCCCGGAAGGGTTGGCTCTCGACTAAACCCGGCATGATGACGGCCCTGGGGACACCACCAACCCACCCCAGGGCCGTTACTGAAGGAGGAACCATGCACGACGAGACTCAAGACCTGCCCCTGTTCCGGCTGGCTGACCCCAAGGTCCGGGGCACAGAGGAAGAACCCCGTCTCTCTCGCCAGTGTCAGGCGATCCTGGCCCGG